GTTAGAATATATCTTCGCACCAGCTTGCATGGCTATTTTTGCCAAACTAAACCAAGCCATTAGTACGCCTTTGATCTTCTTTTCTTCTCGTTTAACACTGCACCTTGTCCTTTAACTTCCATTTCAGGTTTTCCTGTACCAATGTAGTTAAAAGCTTTATTAGCTGTTGATTTAGATCTAGGATCTATCTCAATAGACTGAGCAGCAACATTAACATCTACGCTTTTTGCGTAACCGTCTTTGTTTACGAAAGTTTTATCTTCCTTCATGAGCTTTTTCTCCTATTTTTACTTTTACCTGCTTCAGAAAGTGCAATCGCAATTGCTTGTTTACGACTTTTTACCTTCTTTTTGCTTTTACCAATGTTGAGTTCGCCTTTTTTGAACTCTTTCATTACTTTTTTAACCTTTTTTTCTGCTTTTGTCATCTATTACTCGTCTCCTTTGATAATTACAGAAGAATTTGGTGCCATATCTTTAGCACTTGGTATTGTTTTTGACAAAATTGTTTTTTGAATCGATGTATTAGCTCTTAAATTAGCTAATTCTTTATTCTGATCCATTTTATCTTCTGTATTCTGTTGATTCATCATCGCTCTCATCTTATCAAGGTCTAATCTTTCTTCGCCTTCCCTCTCTTTTCTCATATTCTCTTGTGCTCTTAGGTCTAATTCTCTTGCTCTTAGTCTTGCAATCGGGTCATTTGAAAAATCACCAAGTAATTTTTTCTCTTCTCTCATGTATTCTTCCATCATCTCTGCAATTAACACAGCTTTTCTTGATTCTATCTTCATATTAAAATCCATAACTTGTTGTTGCATCATAGGATCTTGCAAAGCTTGTGGATTTTGTTGCATTTGTCGTAATGCAAGGATCTCTCTTTCAAATTCTATTTCAATTTGTTCTAAAGCCATCAAAGAAATATGTTCAAAAATATTTTTTTGTAGTGCTGCAGTAACGACAGGATTATTTCTTGCCATGTTCGTTGCCATAAAACTTAAGTGTGCTGTAATATGAGCTTGATGGTCTTGACCTTTGAAAGCTTGAAACGGCTGACCACCTAAAGCTTGAATATGTTCTACAGCAGGATCCATCGGCATCGGTTTTTGTTGAGGTTTAAGAACAAGATCTATGTTCTTTACACCTAAAGCTTCATACATGTTTCTATACGCTTCGTATAAATTATGAATTCTTGGGTTAGAAGTGGCCAGTTGCAGTTCCGTTTGTGCAATAGATATTCTTTGCGATTGAGAAAAGATGTTTGGATCTGCAACTGGAATGATGTCAACCTTATCATCAAAGTCTGTTTGTTTAATCATACGTTGTCCACCTACGACATCATATGGATATTCTTCAGGCAAGTAGAGTTTAAATACTCTAGCCATTAATCTAAATTCTTGTTTTAAGGAAGCGTAGATTCTTTTATGGATCGCTGACATCGTCCTTGATCCTCTTTCTAGCAACGCAACGGTCGTGCCCACTGCGGCTTGTTGATTACCCTCTCCTACTTGCAGGTCGGCTATTGAAGCGAATCTTTGACCTGCAGAAACAACGACACCCATTAATTGTAATAAAGTTGCTGATGGTTCTTTGAAAGGTAATGTCATAAATGAATCTTTGATATTACCACCTGGTGCATCAACATCTCTAAATTCTCCTGGCTGTATAGACTGTGCATCATCTCTAATTCTGATGCCACGCATTTTAAATCCTGCAGGTAAGTTTGATAAAGTTCCTGCGTCAAGTAAAGATCTTAAAGCTGTTGTAGCTGTTCTAGATAATCCACCGATCATGTGAATTAATCCAAAACCATAAAACCCTAATCCTGGTAAAAATCTAAAATGTACAAAGTAAGGTATCTTTTGTTTTTTAGGATCTGCTATTTCGTAGTTTCTTCTGATGGATAATATTTCTTTTGTGCCTTCTTCAACAGTTACGATGTACGGGAGTTTAATTCCTGTAACCGAGCCATCAGGTCCTCGGTCCTCGAACCCTTCTAAGTCAAGATTGGTATGACACTCAAGGAGCGTGTACATATCTTCATTGTATGTCTTCTTTGTGCCATCTAGCATTCTCTCTTTTTTCTCTACTTCAGTTTCTTGAGAGTATGGTTTAGGTAATTCTATGTCTCTATAAAATCCTGCTACTTGTTGTTTTCTTAAATCGTTTTCAGAAATTTTAATTCTATGAATAACAGAATCTGCATCTTCTAAATTTGTTGCATTGTATGGAACAATCAAATCATCCGCAGGTACAAACTTAGAAACGGTTCTGCCTAAAAGGTCATCGTAATAAACTTTCTTAAAGGCAGAACCCGCTAGAGGGAGATAGAAAAGCATTTGATCAAACTCAGGTTCATATTCTTTCATCACATCCATGAGTTGATAGTTCATAAATTCTTTTACACGACCCGCTTGATCGTTTTTTTGTGGTGTATCTAATCCGATAGTTCTTGTTCTAACAGGACCATCAGCAGGTAATAATTCTTTGTACGCTAATGCTTGAAACTGTGTTACCGCTTCTGCTAGTACAGGGTGCGTGGCACCCGAAGCTCCTTGGAAAGGTTGAGACATGTTCTCGTATTTAAATCCTAAAAGATCTAAACCTTTTGCATAACTATCTTCCCAATCTTTTCTTGACGCTTTGTACTCAGTATAGTTTTGAACTAACTCTGAACCAAGTGGATTCAAAACTTCCTCCGGTAGTAACTCAGCTAAATTATCAAAGTGACTTTGACTTTGTTCTTGATTAAATGCACCTGGTTCAAAATTAATTTCAACACCACCGTCCTCTGTTGGTGTAATTTCTGTGTTACCTTCTTTAGGTAATTCTTCTTGAATTTCAACTTCAGTTTTTACCTGTTCCTCAACACCTGGTATTTTAACTTCTTGTTTTACGTTTGGTAGTGCTTTGTCTATTGCCATTGTTTTTCTCCAATTTTACAGTCTTAACAGTATTATAGCCAATGTTCAAGCCTCGCGGCACAGGGCCAGACTTTGGTGGAACTGTTGTGGTTAATTTAGTTTTTACCATTACCAATAATATTTGTATCGCTTCTTAGGTCTAGGTTCTTCTTTATAGTCATCAGGGTGATTAATCAAGCCTCCATCTCTAAAACGCATAATAGCTTGAGTTGTTGAATCTACCAAATCATCATGATCACCGTATGGGAAAGCCGCACACTCCTCGATAACCTCTTGAGCAAACTCTCTGTTTTTGGGAGCATATATTCTACCTGACTCAAAAAGAGGTGCAACAGCGTTGACTCTAGCGTGTTTATCATTTCCACGATTCGGGGTAAAATCTGCAACAGGTATTCCCATTCTACGTAATTCAAATATTAAAGGTAGTCCTGCAGCTTTTGCTTCAATTAAAACAGTTTCAGGTTTCCAATAACGATATTGTTCCATGGCGAGTTTCTTCAACTCGGGAAACTCATATCGACCCTTTATAGAATCAATAAGCATTATAGATTGAGGCGAGTCATCATCTTCTCTAAACACACCCCATGTTGTGATGGCTGAATAGTCTGCAGTTTGTTTTCTTAAAAAAGCTGTATCATAAGATTGTATAACATGTTCAAGAGGAGGTAGATCTTCAAACTCCCAATCTTTCCACCACTCTCTTTTAATCAAGGCACCTTCATCAGAAGTTGGATTTTGCATGTACTGTGCATTCCATTTACTTACACCCGCAGAAGCTTTAACAGCTTCTAGATCTTCTAACTTCCAATATTCAGGCCAACAAGGTTTTCCATTTGGCATGATAGCAGGAAACTCTACGAGTTCCCATTGATCAGCTTTATCTTCTGTTTGTGCTTTAATTAACATTGAGGTTAGATCTTTAGTTGACCAACGTGTCATGACCAAAACAATTCGACCACCAGGTTGCAAACGTTGACGTGGTCCTGATGTATACCACTCGTATGCTTTTTCAAAAGCGTTGGGTGAGTTTACATCTTGCTCAGAATGTGGATCATCGATAATTAATAAGTCTGCACCTCTACCTGTTACCGCACCTTGGACACCAACTGCAAAGTATTCACCGCCTTGTGAAGTATTCCATCTTCCTGCAGCTTTAGAATCTTCTTGGAGTCTTGTAGCAAAAAGTTGTTGATATTCTTGAGAATCAATTAAATGTTTTGTTTTACGACCAAAGTTTACAGCTAACTCTGCTGTGTGAGTTGCTTGAATTATTTTTAGTTGAGGAAACTTACCAATCATCCAAGCAGGTAAATAAGTAGATGCAAATTCAGATTTA